CAGAGAAGCCATCCAAAAACATGATCTCCCTCCTAAAAGAGAAGTTCGTGGAAGGTAAAGGCTACGACGGAACCGGACTAACAGACATCACCAAAGAGAACCTCCAAGACCTCCCAATGGAAATCATCAACGAAGCACTTAACGTGCTACAGGGAAAAAAAACGTTAGTCCCAAAAGGCTAACTGCCCTCGAATGGGCAGTATTCGACGGAACGCCCGACCCCACGCTTGACGAAGACGACCAGCTCTGGGCAATGACCAGACTGGAGGAGTACGTCTACCGCAAACACTTCCACCTCAGCAAAGCCCAAATGATGGAGGAACCCCTCGAAGACGTCGAAATCAACCTCACCATCATGCGACTGCAAGGCAAAAAAAGCGACTACGACAACAAGGTTCTAGAAGCGAAAGCCAAAAATGGTGTAAGATAAAAGCATGGCAGACATTCCAGTAAGAGTCATCATTGACGCAATAGACAACGCAAGCAAAACCCTCCAAGGCGTCGGCAACAAAGTGACCGGCGTCGGATCGGCAATGGTGGCAATAGGAGCAGCACCGGCAGCAGCCCTCGCCCTAGCAACCAAAACCGCCATCGACTTCGAATCAGCCTTCGCAGGAATAAGAAAAACCGTCGACGCATCAGAAGCCGAGTTCAAACAACTGGAAACCAACATCCGAGGCATAGCAAAAACCGCCCCAGTCTCAGCCACCGAGCTAAGTAAGATCGGAGAACTGGCAGGACAACTGGGAGTGCGCGGAGTAGACAACCTGACAAACTTCGTCGAGACAATCTCAAAAATAGGTGTAACCACCAACATGACCAGCGAGGAAGCCGCCACCGCATTCGCCCGAATAGCCAACGTCATGCAGGAGCCAATCTCAAACGTCGACCGGATGGGATCGGTAGTGGTAGACCTCGGAAACAACATGGCAACGACCGAAGGAGAGATAACAGCCTTCGCAACCAGAATAGCCGGAGCCGGTAAAATAGCTGGACTCACAACCGCCGAAGTATTCTCAATAGGCGCCGCCATGTCCTCAGTGGGCATCGAGGCAGAAGCCGGAGGAACCGCCGTCCAGAAGGTCCTGCTTGAAATGAACACCGCCGTAGTAAACGGAGGAGAGGCGCTCGGAACCTTTGCCAAGGTAGCAGGAGTAAGCGCCAAAGACTTCCAAAAAGCATTCAAAGAAGACGCAGCCGGAGCATTCCAACAATTCGTAGAAGGAATAGCAGCCCGAGGAGACGAGGCAGTAACCGTATTCGACGAAATCGGCATGACAGACGTCCGCCTGATGCGTGCCTTCCTCTCGCTGGCAAACGCAGGAGACGTCCTAAACAGCGCACTCGACACCGGAACCAAAGCATGGGACGAAAACCGAGCCATGGTACAGGAAGCAGAGAAGCGATACGCAACGACCGAGAGCCAAATGCAAATCTTCCGAAACAACCTAACCGACATCGGAATAACAGTAGGAAGCGTGATCCTACCGGCACTAAACAACATGATGAAAGCCCTCGCACCGGCAATCTCCGGATTCGCCAAATTCGCAGACGAACACCCCAAGCTGATCGTAGGCATAGTAGGATTCGTGGCAGCCATAGGACTGCTCGGAGCCGTCCTCGTACCGCTAGGAATCCTGATATCAAGCATCAGCACGATCATAGGAGGACTCGCCGCCGTCTGGGGAGTAGTAGCGACAGTGATGGCAGGACCAGTCGTGGCAAGCATCGCCGCCGTCATGGTCCCACTCCTGCCGATAATCGCCGTGATCGCAGCAATAGCAGCCATCGTAGGACTGCTGGCACTAGCATGGCAAAACAACTGGTTCGACATCCAAGGCAAAGTCCAAGTGGCAGGAGAGATGATCGGCATGGCAATAGAAACCGTGAAGACATTCCTGATAGGACTCAGAGACTTCATCGTCGCGCTACCGGAGACATTCAACGCATTCATCGAATCACTAAAAGCAGGGATATACGTCTTCTTCACCGAGACACTCCCATACGCGATCGGCTTCTTCGCCGGACGGCTGGTAAAATTCGTAACCGAAGACATCCCAGCATTCATAACAAGCGCCATCAACTGGTTCCAGCAACTGCCGACCAGAATAAGCGCCTTCCTAACCCAGCTAAAAGACTCGATCATCCAGCGATTCAACGAGAGCAAAGACAACGCAATCAAGACAACCACCGACCTCGTGACAACCGTCCTCGACTGGTTCTCAAGCCTCCCAGGAAAGATAAGCGCATGGCTATCAGCCCTCCCAGGAGTCATAAGCCAATGGTTCACCGACGCCAAAGACAAAGCGATAGGAATCGCCAAACAACTCTACGACGGAGTAAAAGAATGGTTCGACAAAGTGATCGGATTCTTCAAAGACATCGTCGACTGGGCAGGAAAAGCGATCGGCAAAGCAAAGGAAGCAGCAAGCGCAGGATTCGACGCCGGACGCAGACAATTCGGAGGACCAGTCAACCCACTAAGCCCAGTGATGGTAGGAGAAGCCGGACCCGAAATGTTCGTGCCACAAGCAGCCGGAAAAATAGTCCCAGCACACGAGACCGGCAGAGGAGGAGGCGGAACCACCATCCAATTCATCATAAACAGCGAGTTAATAGTTAACAGCCCGACCGAGAGGAGAAGCATAGCCGAAGCCCTCTACAAAGACCTCGTCGCCTTGGCACGAAGTCAAAACATGAGCGTCGCGGAAATGCTAGGAGGATAAAATATGAGCTGGACACTAGGATCAACAACACTACCAAACCCGAAAACATTCTCGAGACGCTTCCTTCAAAAAAGCGTCTATCATGACATGATCAACGGCACGAGCAAGAAGGACGTCTCAAGTAGAAAAGAGCAATTCCTCATCGGCTACACCAGACTCCCCCAATCAACCGTGGCAGCAATTCTGGCAGAATACACCGTCCGAGACAGCCTCCCCTTCTCAGCCGAAGACGGAGAACTAAGCATCGCCCAAAGGGAAGTCCATCTGGACATAACCGGACGCGACTACAACACGAAAGGAAGCGAGTTCAGAGAAGACATAACAATCGTCCTAACCGACGTCGATTCACAATTCTAAAACCATGCAAAGTATAAGCACACCAGTAGAAGCCATCCTAACAGCCGACGTCAGAAGTCCGGTAATCAAAGTCCGAGCCTCATGGCTAAAATTCGCCGACGAAGGAGTAGCCTACGCAATAGTAGGATCAAGCCTCGTAAACGGAACCGACCTCGTCCAAGGACAAAGCGTCATCATCACAAACGCCGACTTCTTCGAATACATGGACGAATCAGACTTCGCCATGAGACTCGACTACGACCGGAGAATAGATGAACCACGAGGAGGAATCAGCTACGCGATAGCCAACATCCTACTGGACAACATAACCAAGAGATTCACCCCAGAACACAACGCCACAATAGGAACCGCAATAGAAGCAAGGCGCCCCTTCAAAATGAGCGTAGGATTTGACATCGGAGGAGTCGACCGAATGGTCCAAGTGCTTGTGGGACTAACAGCCCACCGCCCAAAGCAAGGCAGAACAGACAGAACCGTCACCGTGGAAATCTACGACTACATCACCTTCATAAACAACGCCACAATCGCAGCTGCCGTGTACGAGGATCAGCGAGGAGACGAAATCATCGAAGACATTCTGGTATCCCTCGGCTTCGGAAGCGTGCAATACAGCCTCGACCAAAGCCTAAACACAATCCCCTTCGCGTGGTTTGACAAAAACAAGTCAGCCGGACAGAGAATCAAGGAAATCTGCGAGGCAGAGGAAGCAACCTTCTACCAGGACGAAAACGGCATTCTCCGCTTCGAGAACCGAGACCACATAGCCAACTACCCACACCAAACGCCGGTCCGGACAATAGACAGCGACGACATCATAAGCGACGAAGACGACGACTCAACCAAAATCATCAACCGCGCGATCGTAACAGCAAAACCAAGAAAAGTAGACGCCAGCACAAGCGACATCTGGTCCCACGGAACCGTGGAAGCAGTACCGCCACTGGGAAGCATCACAATCTGGGCAGCCTTCTACGATGAAACAGGAAGCAACGTCCTGCCGGTAAAAGAGATAACCACCCCAGCATCAGGAACCGACTACGCCGGCAACACAAACCCCGATGGATCAGGATCAGATAGAACAGCCAACCTGAGCGTGGAAGTAACAAACTTCGTGGAGACCGCCAAAATAGTGATATCAAACGACCACGCTTCAGACACCGTATACCTGACGCTGGACGTCGCAAACAACATCGCCCTAAAACTAAGAGGCAAAGCAGCCAGAGTCATCCAAGCCATCCAAGCCGTGGAGGAAGACGCCGACTCAATCAACAAATTCGAAGCCCAAGAATACCCAGTAAGCAACAACCTCATTCAAACAGGAGACATGGCAAGTCTTCTGGCAGAGAATCTGGTAAACAGGTACAAAAACCCGATGACCCGACGCAAGATTCGCATCCCAGGAATACCACACCTCCAACTCAAGGATCTGGTAAACGTTATAAACCCACTCGCCGAAAACCTGATAGAAAACTACAGCTTCGAAATAAACCTCGACGACTGGAGCGTGGTAACAACGACCGGAAGCACAACACTGGAGCGAGCGCGAGACATCCCAATATCAAACGGATACTGGGCAGCAAAAATGTTAATGAGAGAGACAGCATAAATCTATGACAATACTAGACATACACGACGACTTCAGCACAATAGACGAAGCCACCAAGTGGAATAAGTGGGGAGGCAACCAAATCTACGTGGACGCAAACCGCGTGCGATTCGACTCAACCACCAACGCCAACTACTACGGCATGGACACAACAGGATTCCTCTCAGGAACCCTCGTCGGAAGCATGATAATGACCCGACTGGTATCAGCCGGAAACCAAAGCATAACAAGCTTCGAATGCTACCCCTGCGGAGTAGACACCACAGCCGGAAGCAACGGTCTCTTCTGGTTCGTAGGAGGAGGAAACCTAAAAGCCTACCGCAAAAACGGCGGGTCAAACACCGAGCTGATAAGCACCACCTACGACCCCGACGTCCACAAATGGCTAAGAATAAGAGAAGACGCAGGAATCGCCTACTGGGACTACTCAACAGACGGAATAACATGGACCGGATTTGCCACCTACACCCTAGGATTCGCGGTAACAAGCTGTATAGTCACCCTCCTAATAGGAACGTGGCAAGCAGAAGGATCAACCACATCGATGATCCTAGACAACCTCAACCTAGCAGAAGCATCAGCCGAAAGCCTAAAAGAAAACTTCAACGGAGCCGATCTGGACACAGACAAATGGAGGAAGACCGGAACCGAAGCCCAGATCCAGCAAGTAGACGGCAAGCTGAGAATAACAACCCAAACCGGATCAGCCTATTACGATCTGATAACAAAACAACGCTTCAATCTGGTAAACAGCTACGTCTCCGTCCACATCCCCGACGCTGGAAACCTCTCGCTGGCATCAAGGGAAGTCATCCTATACATCCAACAACAAGGCGAAGTGAAATACTACATCGACATAAGCGGAACCACCGTAGCTCTCTGGCTCAGAATAAACGGATCAGGAACCAGCCAAGGAAGCGTCACCTACAACGCAGCGACAATGAAATTCTTCCGGCTCGTCGAGTTCGAAGGAGTAATATACGCCGACTACTCAGCCGACGGAGACTCATGGACAAACTTCGCCTCAGACACCCTCGAGTTCGAAGTAACAAACGTCGAGATGGCACTGCAAAGCGGAAACTGGGACACAGAGGCAAGCGAGTCAGCCGCATTCTTCGACGACGTAAACCTAAGACCAGACATCAGCTACCTCCAAGACAACTTCAACGACGACAGCATAGACACCGACAAATGGGTAAACACCGACTCAGACATCATCCAAGAAGTGGACGGCAAGCTCCGCCTCTACGCCTACAACGATGCAAGCTACCTAACCCTATTCAGCAAAGTCCCCTACCACCTAACAGACACCTCAGCCAGCGTGAAAGTGGAGCAGGTACCGGACCAAAGCATCGAGTCGCTGGAGCAGATATTCTACGTCTCACAGGAAGACGACGACGACAACAAAGTATATCTAACAATATCAGGAAACAGAATCCAGCCAAGAAAAATCGTATCAGGAGTAAACACCGCAATAGGAGCCGGAGTACAATTCGACCCAGCCGCCATGCGATTCATACGAATAAGAGAAGCAGCTGGAAACACCTACTGGGAATACTCAGCCGATCTAAGCGAATGGACAACACTGGCATCAGAAGCAAACCCGATAAGCATGGAGGAAATCGAGGTAGGACTCCAGCTCGGACACTGGGCATACATCGACCGCGTCGACTACGCCTACTTCGACAACTTCAACTACCAAACACCACCGGAAGCAGAGTTCAGAGGAGGCAACGTGCCTCTGATAAGCGGACACGAATACAAGTTATCCTTCCAGGTAAGAAGCACCAAAGCCCAGCAAATAAACGTCAAAGTGCAAGACTCAAACAACGCCAACGAAAGCACGAGCCAATACAAAACGATCCCTCAAAACGAGACGATCACGGCAAAATTCGAGTTCACGGCAGCCGCAACCGACAACAACTCACGCGTGCGCATCTTCCCCGAGGCAGGATACCAGGACACCTACTTCGACCACTTCCGCCTGATAGACCTAACCATCGAGCGAAAGCAATACAGGGTAATGAGAATACAAGGAAGCATGCTCCCAGGAAGTTTCATTCAAGCACTAACCCTGCGAGAAAAGACTGACGCAGAGACAGCATAAAATGCTAATATAAAGATATGACGCAAATGCAACCAATACTAAGCCAGCACGAAAAGGAGAAAACCCGAGAGGTAAAAACCATCGGCGAAACAAAGCGCGTCCGAAAAATCCCACCAAGCAAAGAGGCAGTAAACTCCCTCGGACCAAGAACCAAACGAGAAGTAACCGGACACATGGCAATAAACCCACCGGAGATAGAAAAACAGATCCGGATGCAAAAAGCCACCATCCTACGCGAAATGGCAATGATGAGCGCGATCGAGCGAGAGGAGTTCATCGCCAAAGGTCCAATCGATTTCGTAAAAGACAAAGGCAACAGAAAACGCTACGATATAACATGCACCAACTGCCAAGACCAAGTAGCCTACGTCTGGGCAGACAACGAGCAACTAGACAACTGGTGTGACCTCCACTACCTCTGCTGGTACAACAAGACCAGCTGGCGCGGAGCGATGGCGATAAACGTAAGTCCAATAGACGGCAAAATAGGAATCGAGTGTGCATGCGGAGAAGACACCAGAGACTTCCGGACAAACCGAAACATGCCACCCATTCAAAAAAAGTTAATGATCGAATACAGTCAGAAACACCGAGACTTCGCGACGAAGGAAAGCAGATTCATCGCGATAGAGTCGAAGGGAAGTAAAAGGTAAAAAACTATGGCAAATTACGCAGAAGTAACATGGACCGGCGGAGACATCATAACCGAGGCAAAACTCGACAACATGGTCTCCAATGACAGAGCAGAAGACGCCCACGAAAGCGGAGTCTACCTGCTAAACTCAAGCGGAAAACTACAATTCCGCAATGCCTCCAGTGCGCTAGATGCCCAAATCTACGAAGACTCAAACAACGTCCTCCAATTCGTGCGAGGAGCCGGAGGGTTTGCAGGACTGGACATAAACCTCGCAACCCAAATAAGAGGGAACATCGCAGCCGGAGCCAACAAGGTTCAATTCCCACCAGCAACCAGAGCATTCACCATACAAGAGATCCTCGTCCAGGTAGCAGCAGACGGCGTCCAAGCAGGAAACGACGTAACGTTTGACATTAACAAAGGCGGAACGTCGATATGGAACACAACCCAGGCTAACCGCCTGAAGCTACAAGCAGGACAAATTCGAGGAACTCAAACATCATTCGATACAACAGCAGTAGCGAAGTACGACAACTTTTCCCTAGACGTAGATAGCACCGATACGGCAGTTAGAAACTTACTGTTTGTGATAATTGGGCGATAAAAAAACTATGCTAAACAACGTAACATTCGGAGACGCTAGAGACGGAACACTGCCAACAACCAACGGTATCCGCAACACCTACGCCACAGCAACCGCCGAAGCAGCATCCCAACTCGTAACAACCGCCCTCACCGTGACAGCCGGAGACATGGTCCTGTTATACAACAAATTTACCGGAGAGCGCGAACTGGTATACGTAGAAGCCCCAGGAACAGGAGAATTCGATACAGGATTCCCAATAACAAACGACTTCGCGAGCAATTCTCAAGCAATACGCATCCCCCAATATAATGGAGGAACACTAAACGCCCAAATTCTAGCCCAGCAATGGAATGGATCAACTGGAGGAGTAGCGATAATAGCCGTCGACGGACATCTACAACTAGGAGCAAGTGGCATAGTAGACGCCTCATCACTCGGATTCAGAGGCGGAGCAGCCAGCTCGAACCACGGAGGCTGGGGAGGACACGGAGGAGAAGGCATCGTCGGCTACTCAGGACAAGGAGCATACACAGAAGCCGGATCAGTATCCCCATCTGGAGGTGGAAAAGGTGGAGGAGGCGGAGACTCCCAGGAAATCGGAAAAGCAGGAGCAACTGGCGGATACTCAGGAGGCGGAGGAGGTGGAGGTGTCGACGGAAAGCAAGGAGACGAATCAGCTGGAGGAGGAGGTGGAGGTGGTCACGTCTTTGGAGGAGGTGGAGCCGGCGGAGGTGTCGACTCAAACGAAGGATCAAACCCAGGCGGATCATCCACAAACGTCGGAGGAGGTCATGGAGGAAAAGAAACGGCAGACGGAAGCAATTCATCCGGAACTAACGTAACGTCAGGAAACGGAGGTCGAGGAAACGATAACCGAGGAGGCGGAGGCGGAGGAGGCGGAGCCAACGTAGCATACGACAACGAACTAGACGTCCTCTTCATGGGAGGCGGAGGCGGAGCCGGCGGAGAGTATTGGAGACACAACGACTCAGGAACATTTCAATTCGGCGGCAGAGGAGGAAACGGCGGAGGTCTAGTAATCGTCCTAGCCAGAACCTTCAACGTGGCGGACGGATTTCTAAAAGCCAACGGCGAAGCAGGACAAGCAGGAGGAGCCAGAGGAGGTAAAGGCGGAGGAGGAGCCGGCGGAACCATTTGGGTAATCTCAGAGCAAGCCAACATCGGAACCAACAAACTCCAAGTAACAGGCGGAGCCGGAAACTTCACGTCAGGAGGAGGCTGGGGAGGCGGAGGCGGACAAGGGTCCCCAGGCGTCGTAAGAGTAGACGCATGCGACATAACAGGAACCGTATCCGGAAGCAACCAAGTGTACCAAACCGAGGTCGGAGGACAGGAGTTCTGCCAAACCTTCATGCAGATTTACTAAGCCCCAGAGGTTGAACCAAAGTGAAAAATACTGATAAGATAAAGACATGCAAACAGACGCACTCAACCTATTCGGAGGCTTCGCCGGCATCGGCGTATTGATGGCAGGACTCGGCTTCGGCTGGTCCCAATTTAAGTCAGGAGCAGGGAAAGCCAAAGACGACCTGATAAAAACCCTACAAGAAAGCATCGACGCAGAAAAGGCTGTAGCAGACCGGCTAAACAAAGAGAAAAACGAGATCCTAACCAGCCACCAAACCCAGATAAACCAGCTAACAGAAAAAATAGGCAAGCTAACCGGACTCTACGAAGCATCAGAAGCCCGAAACAAAGAATACGTGGCAATCCTCCAAGGCAGAAGCCCCGAACAGACCAAATTCATGGAGTTCATGGTAAACGCCGCAAAGGAAAGCGCAAAGACCACCTCCGTCGCAACAAAATACATGCAGGACACAACCGAGATCCTCGGCGAAATAAAATCCTTCATGGCGATAATAGGCGGAGAACTGGCAAAGGGAAACATCAGCATGACAAAACTAGAAAAGCAAGTTAAAAAGGCAAACGAATGAGCGAGCGAGATCACTACTCCAACAAAGGAAGCCACAAAGCCCGAGGCGAATACTGGCGAGACCTGAGACGCCAAGCCAGACTCCCAACAGACGAACCACTAGACGACACCGTCCTCTACCAGATCCTAGGACAAGCAATCTTGACAAACCCCAACGAAACTACTACCATGGAATATAGCCATCCCAACTATGAAACTAAAAGACCTCAAGAACTGGAATAAGCTAACCCCCAAAGAGCAAAAACGCCTCAAAGAAGTCTACGGCGAAGATCCTGAAGTGACCAAAACCATGGCTCAACCTGCTGAAAAAGGCGAGTATTACAAGCCGGATCACGGCATAAAATAACATGGCAGACACACCACTTCACATACCAGCACTGGCAAACCGAGGAAAGTTCCGAGACTATCGGAAGGGAATCTGGGGAGACAGCTTCAACTGGTCATGGAACCGCCAACCCAACGAAGTAAGATACCTCGTAATCCATCACACCGTAACCAAGCACGACGCAACACCTGACGACATCGCACTCCTGCATAAAGCAAGAGGCTGGGCAGGAATCGGATACCACTTCGTCATAACCAAAGACGGAATGGTCCACTACTGCGGAGACGTCGGAACCGCCAGAGCAAACGTCGCAAACCTAAACGAGAAGGTAATAGGAATCACGCTGGTAGGAGACTTCACCAAACACCTCCCATCAGACGACCAAATCATCTCAGCACACGACCTCTGCCAATTCTTCCTCGACCAAAAAGCCGTCTGGGGAAACCTCAAAGGCTGGACAGAATCAGTAGTAGGACACAAGGAACTCCAAGCAACCGCATGCCCAGGCAACGACTGGAAGGAAACGGCAAGCTCACTGTTTAACAGAATAAGAGGACGCATCCCCTACACCCCAGCACCAACGCCAGAACCCACGCCCGAGCCACCGGCTCCAACACCCGATCCGACCCCAACTCCCGAACCAACACCGGAGCCACAACCGGAACCCACTCCAGATCCGGAGCCGACGCCAGCGCCAACACCACCGGAACCGGAACCCACTCCACTGCAAGTCTGCGAGAAGCGAAGCGAAACACTCGAGACCGAGCTAAAAGTGGCAGTAAAACGCGACTACGAGAGACAGAGGACCGGCACGCTGGTAGCCCAAATCATTAAAAACTTGACAGGAAACAACCCCTTCCTGCACAATAAAAAGGAACTATGATAACCGATCCACAAAACCTAATCGCCTTCGCAATGCCATTTCTAATTGACCTCGTCAACCGGAAAGTAGAAGACGCCCGAGTAAGATTCCTCGTCGCATGGGGAGCGTGTATCATTGCCGGAGTCGTCCTACACATCGACCTCGTACTGGCAAAAGACTGGGACAACCTCGGAGCCAACATCGTAACGATCGTACTCGCAGCCCAAGCCACCTACCACCTCTACTGGGAAAAATCAAAAGCCCGAGAGACAACCCTCAAAGCCCTAGACACCGGCTACGAAGACGGCAAAAAGTAACCCTCCAAGCAACAACCTGACCGAGTAAAAAGCCTCACGCACGAGGCTATTTTGGTATCGTCTTGCCCCTTGACTTTGGGACAGGAATAGGACATAATACAATCATAGACAGAGAGCAAACAAGCGAACTGTCAGAACCTTAACAGACCGGCTTAGCAACAGAGAGAATAGATAAAACGTCCTTAAAGCAGCCAACGGTTAAGTCGCGAAGGCATAACGGGGATGAAACTAAAAATCGATAGGGCAAGCCGGTCTACTAAGGAAAATAACAAAAAAACGAAAGGAAAATATGAAAATCAAAAGCATAACCAGAACAACCAGAGAATTCCTCAAAGCAGGATTCAACCGCAAGGTAAGAATCGAATACGCAGACCTCTGCGAGCTATTCGGAACGCCGGACGGACCAAGCGGAGATGGCAAAGTCAAAGCAGAATGGATACTAAGAACCCCAGAAGGAGTCGGAAGCATCTACGACTACAAAAGCGACATCACACCGGAAAACAACACCGACTGGCATATCGGAGGCAACAACCTGATCGCCGGATACATCGAAGCAGCCATAAGCCGATACCAAAAAGGCGTCGACCTCCAAGTCAAATACCAAACCGCCTACGAGGAAATCATGGAACTAACAGAAGACATCCGACACGCGGTCGACCGACAAGACAACCGGATCATAAACAACCAGGACGAAGTAAGCTGGGGACTCCTAGCCGACATGAACCGGCTCAAAGGAGAACTGACCGAAATCGCAGACCGGCTAAACAAAAGAGGAGAATACCATGAATAAAATAAAAAACTGGCTCGAAAAACACTTCGGCATCTGCAACCACGACGACGACTGCACCGACGAATACCCAACAGGGATGCAGAGCAAGGAGACATGGTACTGGCACATCCACCGATGTAAAAAATGCAAAAGAGAATTAGCAGTATTAGGAGCATGCAATGAATAACCAAACACCAATAACCAAAGAGCAATTCGACGCCTACGAGCAAGTAAGGCGATCCGGAGTAACCAACATGTTCGACACCAGAATGGTAGCCGAGCTAAGCGGACTCGAAAAGGAAACCATCCTCGAGATCATGCAGAACTACGGCACGCTAAAAGAGCAATACCAGCCGGAGTAAAAACACTTGACAAAAGGGATAGGGATAGGACATAATGAAAATACAGAACCAGATTAAAAATTAAAAGGAGAACCATGGCAACAACAAAACAAACCACCAACGCCGGACTCGAAAAGGCACGCGAAACGGCAAATAAAATAAAGGCAGAATCAGAAGCCGCCAAACAACCGGAGCCAAAAGCACCGGCGCCAAAACCGGCAGAGCAAATTGCTAAAGAAGCCAATAAACAACTCTCCCCAACCACACCGCCGGTAACAACCGGCAGACAAATCGGCAAATTCACAATCCGCAAAGCCGAACGGTCACAAGCCAAACTACGCCTAGGACTCGCTGGTCCCTCCGGATCAGGCAAGACATACTCTGCCCTGCTACTCGCGAAGGGACTAGCGTCATCCTGGGATAAGGTCGCAATCATAGACACCGAGAACGGATCAGCCGACCTCTACAGCGAGATGGGACCCTACAACGTCCTAACCCTCGAAAAACCCTTCCACCCAGACCGCTACATCGAAGCAATGGAAGCAGCCCAAGAAGCCGGAATGGAGGTAATCATCATAGACTCAATAACACACGAATGGTCCGGACAAGGCGGAATACTCGAAACCCAAGAGAAGCTCGGAGGCAGATTCCAAGACTGGGCAAAGGTAACTCCGATGCACAACAGATTCGTCCAGACAATCCTGCAAAGCAAAGCTCACATGATAACAACGGTCCGGAGCAAAACCGACTACTCCCTCTCAACCGAAGGAGGCAAGGGCAAGGTCCAGAAGGTCGGAATGAAACCGGAAACCAGAGAAGGCTTCGAATACGAGATGACCACCAGCTTCGACCTGAACATCAACAACATGGCATCAATAAGCAAGGACAGAACCGGCATCTTCAAAAACGACGCAGCCTTCATGATAACCGAGGAAACCGGACGAACGCTGGCAGAATGGGCAGCCGGCGGAATCGACTACCTGACCACACTAAACGACCTCCTAGTCAAAAAAAACGTCGACCCAACCATCCTGACCAACTACTACAAGGTAATAAACCTCAGCGAGCTAACAACCTTCCAATTCAAGGAAGCCATAACCAGACTCGAGCAACGACCAGACTTCGACTACGAAGCAGAGAAGCAGGAGAAGGCAAAAGCCGAAGCGGAAGCAAAAGCGAAGGCAGAGGCAGACGCCAAACAAAAAGCCGAGGACGAGAAGCTGGCAAAAGAAGCCACCGAAGCCCTAGGCGGAGAGGAGCAACCCAACGACCAGCCGGAAACTGCGAGTGACACCAATGTCACCAGCAAACCGGAAAGCGAGGAAATAGACCTCGACGAAGTAGACGCCGGAATACAAAAACAACAATTAGAGAAATAAAACCATGAAAACAACACACTACCACCTAACAATAACCCTCCTCGACAAAAAGACGGTCGAGCATAAGAATGTCAAGGAATACGAGATCATGCAACAAGGGACACTCTTCATCAAAATACCAGCTACCCAGACTCTTGAAAAGGGAGCCGGAAACAAAGTAGTCCGAGTAAAAGAGACCACCGAATGCTACTGGATACCCCTCCACCAAATAAAGGACATTAAAGTAGTAGCAAAATTCGAGACAGACGAAGCGGAAGTCTGCGCGAGATACGACGAGGAAGGAGGCAAAAGTGAAGCCCCAACCAACTAAAGGAGAGATGCTAAAAAGCGGACTCACAATGCTCCTCGCCGGAGGAGTCATGACCAACATCGGCATCTTCCTCGCGATATTCCTGATAGGCATCCCCATGATAGTAGTAGGACTGGCGATGATGGCAGGAGGACTCATAACGCTGGCACTGATCCCACTCCACGACCCAACCAGGACGCGCGAGCAAGGACAGCAACAAGGGGAAGCATTCGTAAAAACATTACAAGATAAGCTCCCAGTCAAGCTCAAATGGCTGATACGCATATGACCAAAAAACCCAAAATAACAGCAACATGCCAAGGATGCGGACGCCCCATGGGAGGCTACGAAATCCGGATAAGCCCACTGATGGTAAACGCCCTCCGGAAGATGATCCGAGCCGTCCGAGTCAAAGGAACCAACTCCATCCACCTAACCAAAGACACCAAGGGAACCGACTACGAACTAAGCCACACCGAGATAAACAACATCACAAGACTCCGCTTCCACGGACTGGTAGCCAAATACTACGAAGGGACCGGCGACGACAAAAAGCGAAAGCAAGGAGTCTGGCTGGTAACCAGGAGAGCCGCCCAATTCATCAAAGGCGAAATCCAGATCCCCGAAACCGTCTGGATCTTCAATGACCGGATCATCGAGCGAAGCGAATACCACACGACAATGACCGAAGTCATGGGAAGCACCCCATACCTCGACACAATCGAGGACATTAGATATCACGAAGTAGAAAAGACCAAAGACGGTCAGATGGAGCTAGTATGAGAAAACAACAAAACATAACCGCCGAAGACTTCTTCACCCTCGCACCGCAGTACCGGACGAAGGTAAGACTAAACGACCTGATGCAACGGATAACCGTCGAGACAGCCCACGAAATCCTCCTGCACCTAGACGAACTGGAGATCAAGCAGCCGGAAGACCTCAAAACCGACAACTGGCGAAACTGGAAATACATCCGCAACTCGATCGTCGACAAATACGAGATCCCAACCCAGCAAAGAGTACCGGCATTCGAGTACAACGAAACCTTCTACAGCTATGAGCAGGAATGGGAAACCCTCCAAAGGATGACCACCTTCGGCGGATCATTCGTCAAGCAACTCAGGGTCCTCTACGAATGCGGAGATCCAACCAACCAAGCGAAGCTCAGGACAGCATTCCAAAGCTACTTCATAACCTACCGCGACTGGGAGGAAGCAGAGCAAAAAAAATCCCCCAGCAAAGTCTTGTGAACTACCCGAGGGACGTTAGGAAACGATACCAGATAAAACGAGCCTACGCAACTTGACACTAAGCCGTCCCTTTGCGATAATGATATAAACCTATGACAGACCGAGGTTACGTCGAACTAACAAACAAGACCTACCAGCGATTCAAGCGGTACATGAAAAAGTTCAACGGACAGACGTTCTACACCAGCTATCCGGTCAGAAGCCGGACAGCCAAAAGAGACGTATTAGTAACGCCAGAAGGAAAAACAAAACTATGCTTTTAGACACACTCAACGACAAACAAACATACTTCAAAAGTACCCTCCTCGAAGTCCTGCAAGAGACCCGAGCCAACTCAAACCTGCCAATCGCCTCAAGCTACAAGAGCATCATGAGACGCGAGAAGCAACGAGTGCCGGTCTACCTTGACGTGGTACGCGACCCAACCAACGGCTGGCGAATGTACACCGGACGCCAGATCCGCAAAATCGTCGAATACGAATTGAAAGCAAAGGAGAAACGAAAATGAGCAAGCGCGAAGCAGCATCCATAATCCTCGTAGTGGCAGGAGTAACCCTCTACCTCGCCCAAAACTTCTACTTCGGCTGGAACCGAGAAGCCCAAAGCATCGCAGAACACGTCGCAGACTGGGCAGTGATAGCAATGGTCCTGATAGGATTCATCATCAAGCCGGTACGACAGGAATACCACTCAACCGAGATCCACACCCAAAACGTCGAAATTATAAAGCCAAAAATAGACAGCCTAAACAAAAAAGCATGAAAATACACATCCCCTACATAAGCGACCAGAACATCGGCGGCGGATACACCTTCTACCGCAACTTCGTCAAAGCCATCCAAGACGCCTACCCCGAAGTAGAACTGGTCCCAGAACATGAACCACACGAACTCCTCTTCGCATTCAGCCCATCAACCGTAAACGGAGAGACCATCGAGCGAAGCAAAAAGAACGGCGCCAAGTTCCTCCTGAGAATGGACGGCGTGCCGGAGGACTCACGAAATAGCGGACGCGGAACCAGGCGCCTCGTCGAATACAGCACCAAAGCCGACCACATCATCTACCAAAGCGACTTCATCAGAGACACCGTCGGAGTCCTGCTAAAAAGGAACGGCGTCAGCTGTCCTCACAGCACGATCCGAAACGGAGTAGACACCGACATCTTCGCACCGGACGGACCCAAAGTAGCATTCAGAGGAAACCCAAAGATCCTCCACGTCGCATACCGCAAAGACAACAACAAGCGATATGAGGAAGTGCTGGCAATGTACCGAGAATACTTCAGCCGCAACAAAGAAGCCAACCTCCTCCTGCTGGGCAGATACCCAACCGAATGGATGACCTACAACATGGGATTCTTCAACGGAGAGACCCACCAGCGACTCGGAATCATAAACGACGACACCGCCAAAGCAGCAATGATGCGATCAGCCGACTTCCTCTTCTACCCAAGCTTCGCAGACCCAGCACCAAACGTCGTACTGGAAGCCCTCGCATGCGGACTGCCGGTCATGTACAACGCCTACGGAGGAGTAACCGAGATGGTCGAAGACGCCGGATTCATGATCGAATACGACCGAACCTTCACCGAGCAGATCGAGCAACTCCTAACCGAGAGAGAGGAACTGAGCCAAAGAGCCAGAGCCAACGCCCTCAAACACAGCCTCCCGATAATGGCGGAGCATTACAAAGCAACCATCGACAGAACACTCGGACTATGAGCAAAAGCCGTGAACAGCTAAACTCCCTCGTCAGACAGATCAACATCGCCGGCAAAACGGTACTGGACGTCGGATGTCAAGACAAACTGGCACGAGCGCTCACCACCGGAGAACCAGCAGAGTACCACACCATGGACGTCGACGACCAATGGAACCCAGACTACATCGCCGACCTAAACGAAGACTGGGAGCAAACCGTCTTCCTAGCCGGATTCAACAAACCCAAGTGGGTCCCGAAGCAATACGACATCGTCTTCTGTTTGGAAGTCCTCGAACACTGCTGGAACCCAGTCCAAGCCATCCAGAACCTCAGCTACGCAACCAAGCAAGGAGGAACGGTCATCATAAGCACCCCATTCGTAAACCCCCACCACGACGTCTGGGACTACCTGCGCTACACCGACGAATGGTACGAGAAGGTACTCCCCAAAGCCGGACTTGAAATCGTCCGGATCGAGGAGAGGAAAGCCACCGTCGGACTCCCCCACCTGCAAGCATTCTTCGCCACGGAAGGACTCAGGTACAGCAAGATCAGACAAGCCAAAGGACCCTACACCTACCCGATCGGCTACTTCGTGGAAGCAAGGAAGCAGAGATAGGATAGTGACAAACTGATCCGCATTTGCTACACTAAATCCATGAAACTAGCAGAATCCTCACAGAAAAACAAAATCCCCTTCAAAAAAATAAACCTAGGAAACGCACTCGAGGCAATCAAGCCACTGATAGAGACCGGCTACATCGGTCTGGGCAATCTGGTATTCGAAACCGAGAAGGAGCTGGCAGAATACGTGGGAGCAAGGCATGTCGTCCTCGTCGACTCCTGCACAAGCGCCCTCTTCCTCAGTCTCAAATACGAGATGCTCCAAAAAGACACCATCCACCTAAAGATCCCCAGCATGACAGTACCACTGGCACTAAACGCCGCGCTGGAAGCCGGATGCCAGGTAGAACTGGACGACCGGACAGACTGGGTCGGACACTACTACCAAATGACAGGAAGCAACGTCTTCGACTCAGCCCACGAACTGCGACGCAACCAGTACCGCAAAATGAAGGACGCCGGAGCGCCGGACGCCATGAAACTCTGCTTCAGCTTCTACCCGACTAAAACCATAGGATCAGCAGACGGCGGAGCAATAGCAACCGACGACGAGAACTTCGCAAAATGGGCAAGGTCAGCCGCCACCTACGGCAGGAACCAAGGAACCGGCTACCGGAACTCATGGGACTACGACGTCGAAATGATCGGATACAAAAGACACTACACCAACCTCCAAGCAGCCATCGTACTCGAGCAACTAAGAAGACTGGACGAAACCAACGCAAAAAGACAAGCGATTGTAACCGCCTACAATGACGCCTTCGGGATCAACAACGACGGAGACTACCTCTACAGAATCTACCTCGACAACCGAGACGCCTTCATCCAAAACATGATGGCAGAAGGAATCGAGTGCGGAGTCCACTTCAAACCACTGCACCAAATGACCCCATTCAGAGACATGACCGTCCACGGCAGAGAAGCAATCGAACACGCCTACGAACACACGGTAAGCCTTCCCCTCTACGACACCATGACCGAGGAGGAAGTCCAAACGGTCATCGAGGCGACAAAACGCCTAGTGGAGGGAGGGATCAGAGCATGAGCAACTACTGGAAGGACAAACCTCACTTCTGGCTGGAGAAACAACGACATCCAGCATACGGCGCCCAAAAAGCCGAAGCAGCAAAAGCCCTGACTCAGATCCTAAGCGCAGCAGGACTCAAAACAACACTGGACGTCGGAGGATACGACGGATCATTCGCAAAGTTCCTAGCAACCCCATACCGGCAGAAGTACACCAGCATCGACTTCAAAAACGGATACGACCTAACCCAACCATGGGGACCACAGGGACTAAACCGCCGGAAGTTCGACGTGGTAATGGCAAACATCACCCTGCTCGTGATCCCACCAGACAAGCTCCAAGGAGTCATCGACCAGATGTACCAGCGAGCAAACCACGCCCTCTTCATCGTCGAGGAAGACCCCGAATACCGCCAAGCCGGAGAACAGATAAACGACGAGTACGGCGGCAAGTGGGCAGTAACCCAAGAGCAACTAACCGACGGACAACAAGTAAAGGAAATCAAAGTGGAGCGAAGCCACATAAACAAAAAATGGCTAAAGTACACCATTATAAAAGAACAGCCAGCAACCCTACTATGAAAATAGCAGCATTCCTACCAGTAACAAACGCGGTCAAGCGAGGAGACACCTTCATCGAAGCAATCCTCAGCCACCTCTACTGGGCAGACGAAGTCGTGGTAGTGGACGGCGACTCAACCGACGGAACCGTCGAAGCGATACAAGCACTCCCCCAGTACGAGCAAGGCAAGATCCGGATCATCACCCGAGAATGGGATCAGGAAAACTGGTCATGGGCAGAGTTCTGCAAAGCATGGAACTACGGACTAGAAAACACCGACGCCGACTGGGTCGCAGCCGGAGAGAGCGATCACATCTTCCACCAAGACCAGGCAAAACGCCTCAGACAAGAAGTGGAACGCGAGCAAGGCAAAGGCAAAGCAGTCATCAAATGCCAGAAGCTCCAAAGCGGAGCCGTGACCAACTGGTTCAGCAAAAGCCAAATGTACTACATCATCCACAAGGCAAAATACCCAAAGATCAAATACGGCTTCGACCCCAGCTTCAAAACCGACCTGTGCCACCCAATCTGGCATGAAGACGCCTACTACGAAGACATCCCCCAAGGAGAGGCGATAATAGAAGGAAGCGCACTTGAAGGATTGATCGGCGGAACCGGAGCAGACCTGTACAACTACCTCTGGACATTCAAGACACTAGACATGGTAGTAAGCGAGCGAGTCAAAGCAAACAAAGGCTGGAACCGATTCAGGGGATTCACCGAAGTATACAAGCAGACAAAACCGGAAGACGAGGAAAGCGTGAGAGCGCAAGTCCTCGGACAAATCATGGCAGTACGAGAAAAGGCAAACCGCATCATCCCGATAAGCGAACAGCCGGAAGTGATGCACGAAGCAATTACCAAACGACTGAAACCCGAGCATATCGGACACCAACTATGGCAACCAAACAACTAGAAAAGGACATCCAAGACGCAATCATCCAATGGCTCGGCTACCAGCCAAGCACATTCGTCTGGCGACAAAACGCCGGCATGCGTGTATCAGAATACAAAGGAACCAGACACGTCTTCCGCGCCGCATCAGTAGCCGGAATAAGCGACATCATAGGAGTCTGGAACGGCAAACCACTGGCAATAGAAGTAAAGCGCCCAGGAGGAAAGCCAACGGAGAGCCAACTGCAATTCCTGCACGACTTCGCAAAAGCCGGCGGAATAGCAATGGTCGTCGACGATCTCTCCCAAGTACAAGAGGTATTCAGCCAAATAACAGAAGCCAAAGAAAAGGCGGACGCCGGAACCTTCTCGCGATTTACCAACTACACGCTAAGGCAACCCCGAAAAAAGCCGACCGCAACGACCAAATCAAGCAAAGCACCCACCGTGGCACTCAAGGAAGGAGACCGCCAATGATACTCAAAGACTGGTCCCAACTAGCCGGAGCAATAGGAAAGCTCGAAGGCATGGCAACCGCCATCGAATGGACAGAAGACATCGACCCGAAAAAAATCAAAGAGGGAATGCTGGAAGTGGTAAAAGACCTCGAGGAAGTCTTCGAAGCAGAACGCGAAAAGATAGAAGACGTCAACTACAAAAAAGATGGTCCCCGCAAATCTGCGGAGACCAAGAAGGGAGGCAAAAAATGAGAGTCCTCCTCGTCTCAGAAAAGGAAGGAACGGCAATTCACCGGATGTGCGAATATAAAATAAAGCACACCCCATGGCACGCCTTCAAACTCGTGGCAGTACACCCAAAGAGACCAAGCCCCGAGCAACTACAAGCCTTCGAGGAAGCCCTCGCATGGTGTGACGTCGTAGACTTTCAATACTGGAAGACAGCCGAAGTCCTCTACTCAATGTACGAGATAAAAAAACCATGCCTCCTAACCCACCACAACCCCTACGACCTGACCCGAACACCGTGGACAAACTACAAAATCAACGTCGTCCTAAACACCGAACAGCTGAGGACAATAAATACTCAAAGCGTAAAAATTGAACACCCAGTGGATACAGAATTTTGGGAATACCAGCCAGCAGAACCGGCATCATTCCACTACGGCGTGATCATGGTCTCAAACCGAATAGAAGCCAAAAAAGGCGTCCTGCCGGTAGCCCAAGCATGCAAGGATCTCGGAATAAAGATGGCACTCGTCGGAGACATAAGCGACAGAACCTACTACGAGCAAGTAATGGCAACCGAAGCCGTCGACTTCTTCCACCGGATAAGCGACGAGGACTTGAGAGACCTCTACCACCAGAGCATGATCCACGTCTGCAACAGCGTGGACGGATACGAGTCCGGAACCCTGCCCATCCTCGAAGCAATGAGCTGCGGAACCCCAGTCCTAACCCGAAGGATCGGACACGTCCCCGACACCTTCAACGGACGCAACATGCAAGTGAGACGAGGCGACCCAGACGATCTGGAAGACCTCAAAAAACAGCTAACAGAACTTACTCAAAACAAGCAACTAAGAGACGAGATACGCCAAGAGTCCGTTCACAGTCTGAGATACCGCAACTACGAAATCTACGCGCGAAAGTACAGCCAGCTATACCACCAGCTCCTAACAGGCAAAGAACTGGTAACAGCAATCGTCCCCACCGTCTCAACGCCGGACAAGCTGATCGAAACCCTAAGCCATGTGATGAGCCAGACCTACGGACCCCTCGAAATCATCGTCGTGGACGACGGAGAGCAACCGGAACTAAACGAGGAAGTGATAAAGCAGATCAGAGGCGAAACCAGCCACACCATAAAGTTCTTCCAAACAGCAACCCGAGACCTCAAAGGACAAAAAACCTACGGTCTGGCACGCGCCCGAAACAAAGGCGTCATGGAAGCCGAAGGACAATGGCTCTGGTTCGTCGACGAGCGAATGCTACCGGAGAAGGAAGCCCTAGACGCATTCTACGAACGCCGGAAGGAAGGCATCTGGCTCTGGGGAATGAAGGACCAAAGCCAAAAATCATTCGTCGAAAACTTCTCATTCGTAAACCGAAAAGACCTCCTAAGAGTAGGAGCATTCAACGAACAGATAACCCAGTACGGCGGAATGACCCAAGAAGTCCGGACCCGATGGGAGCAAAACAAAATGATCCTCCAGTTCGTCCCAAAAGCCCAAGCGATAACAAAACGAAAGTCCAGCGCCAAGTGGCGTCGGTACAAGGATATTGCAATTTCCAAGACGCAATGCTATAAATTATATGGATAGGAATAAGACACAACCAAACCGCGATTCGAACTTATCAGTCACAACCTGCGAAGGCGATTGACAGAGCGAATCAACCAGCCCAGCGCGATGGCTCTGGTGTCGGAATCATATCCAACAGCCAAGCCGTGGCGCTGGCGCTCTAAACAACAAAGGAAACTATGAAAAAACCAAACGGAATACTACCAGGAATAAAACGAGAGCTAGTAAGCGAGCAAGCTGTCGGACCGGAGTTCGAGATAAAAGACAGCAAAGGCAAGGCTCACAAAGCACAAGAAGTAACGCGCACTGAGAAGGAGATAGACAGCCGGAACCTCGTCAAAATAGCGCCGATGTTCTACTTCTGTAAGGACAACAACAAAGTCCTCCTGATCCCATTCAGCATCCAATTCAGCGCAACCGAGATCCTAAAGCTGGTCGCAGGACTGGCAACCAACCTAGAAAAGGAACTCCAAAAATTATCAACATCAGAAAAGAAAGACCAAACAAAATGAAAATCCTCTACTTCGACACCGAAACCACCGGAACCGACTACCAGAAACACGAGATAACCCAATTCGCCGCAATCATCGAAGTCGACGGAGAAGTAAAAGAGGAAATCAACTTGAGATGCCAACCCAAGAACTGGGACGTGATAGATCCCCAGGCAATTCAAACCACCGGCATAACGATCGAGGAACTGAAAACATACCAGCAACCGGAGGAAATGCTCGCCCAAATAAAAGACCTTCTGGGAGCCTACATCCCAAAGTACACTAAAATGCCCGACAAGTTCTACCCAGCCGGACACAACGTGCAATTTGACCTAGAGTTCCTAAACAAGCTATTCAAAGACCACGGCAACGACGAAGACCGCAAATGGGGAATAACCAGCTACCAAAACTGGCGTGCGCTGGACAGCCGAGTCTTCGGAAACTTCCTCACCGCAGCCGGACAACTCCCCTGCGACAACATGAAACTCTCAACCATCTGCCAGCACTACGGCATCGAAATAGACGCCCACGATGCACTCTCAGACATCAGAGCAACCCGAGCCGTTATCCAAAAAATGATGCAAAACCTATGAAGAAAATGAGCCGACAAGAACAAATCATCTGGCTAATAGCCGGAATCATGGCAGGAGTCGTATTCTGGTCAGTGGTCCTAGCACTAGTAATACTGAAAAAAATATGACAGACACAAAACAACTAAAAGTAATCGGCGTCCCATGGCATACAGCTCACCAATACGAGCTGGCAAAGCTATTCAAGCAGTACGACCTGATGCAGAATATGTACCGAGAATGGGGAGGAACCAGCCGGAACCAGCCGGACAACATGAACATGGTAATAGACTTCAAGCCAGAAGACTACGACCTCGCAATCCTCCACATCGACCAGCAATGCATCGACCCGAGAATAAGCAAAGGACTCCTCTTCCAAGAGTTCAAAAAACTAACAGAGGGCATGAAGCGCGTCGTGATAAACCACATGACCCCCTACCACGACCAATACGAAAACGACCAAGTGATCGAAAAAATAAAAGACATGGTAGGCGACATCCCAATGGTAACCAACTCCAAACAAGCAGCAGCCCAATGGGGATGGGGAACGCCGATCATCCACGGACTGGAACCAAGCGACTGGCAAGACCTCCCCAAAGAACCACGAGCCGTCGCCTGTATGAGTGCCGGAGGAATGAACAAAGCCTACCGCCGAGAACTCCTCCACGCGACAATGGACATCCTAAAGGAAAGAGGCATCGAGCTAATCTGGATCATGGCAACAACCAAATTCCACACAGTAGAAGACTACAAAGAATACCTCGGCAGAAGCCTCGTATTTGTCCACCTCGGCTGGCAATCACCAATGCCACGAAGCCGGACAGAAGCCATGCTATCCGGATGCTGCGTGGTAACGACCAGACACCACGACATCGAGGAATACATCGAAAACGGAGTAAACGGCTTCATCGTACCGGACAACCCAAAAACAGCAGCCGACCTGATAGAAGACCTGATAACCAACCGCGTCAAAGAAGCCAGAGAGATAGGACAGCGCGGAAAGCAAACAGCGATCGAGAAGCTCAACATTACAAGGTGGGCATCAGACTGGCAAAACTACCTAAGCACAATACTATGAAAAACCTAAAAATCGCCATGCTCGACATGGAAAAATACGACAACCGCAAAGAAAACCAAGTAGGATCAAGCCGGATCAGGGGACGCTGGGTCCGCAAATACTGCCCAGAGATAGAGGAGTTCTACGACGGCGTGCGATACGACGCGGTAATCTACCAAAAAGCCTACTACAAAAAACACATGGAGCAATTCAAAGGAGTAAAGATATTCGACATCTGCGACCCCGACTGGATGGACGGCAGACCGATAACCGAACTAACCGAGCTGGTAGACGCCTTCACGGTCCCAACCAAAGCCCTGCGAGACTTCCTCGTGCAACTGACAGACAAGCCGGTCGTCATAATCCCCGACCGCATCGATCCGGAAGAACACACGCCGGTAAAGGAAGAACACATCGGCAAAGCCAGAAGCGTCGTTTGGTTCGGCTACTCAAGCAACCAAGTCGTGCTGGAGCAAACCCTCATCCCACTAAAAGACATGCTCCTAAGCCTAGCCGTGATAAGCGAGCGACCTTACCGGAACGCCGACATAAACATTGACTTCAAATACGAAACCCTAAACGAGGAGCTGATCAAACACGACATCGTCCTCCTCCCCGACTTCACCAAGGACCGGCGCCACAAGTTCAAATCGCCAAACAAGACCCTGACAAGCTGGGCGCTAAAAATGCCGGTAGCAACCAGTCCCGAGGAACTCGAGCGATTCATGGACCCCGAGGAGAGGACAAAGGAAGTCGAAATGCGCTACAATGAAGTAATCGAGAAGCACCACGTCAAACAAAGCGGACCGCAATACCTCGAGCTAATACAAAACATTATAAAAACAAAAGGAGGTGAGACACTATGAAAAGCCAATCACAACAACGAAGGGAAAAAATCATGCAAGCAACCCCTAAAGGAGGAAGCCAGCCAGCATGGAAGCAAGCCCAGCAAAAAGAAACCACGTCCAAGGATAACGACCAAAGAGACGCGGAGAAAAAAGAAGGTCAATACCAAACACGAACGGTAAAAATGAAGACCGACTACCGTGACGTCGCAAAAAAAGGCGACAAGTGGACGACAGACAGCCAAAAGGCTGAGGAGCTGGTCTCTCTAGGGAGGGCAGAATATGCAGAGTAAGCTCGGCAAACCGGAGTCTCACAGCGACGTAATAAACAAGGAACCGAAAACCTTGCTGATCGGCTATGGCTGGGTCGGTCAATTCGTCCATAAGTATTTCACCCAAGCAGACATCTGGACCCCAAACTCAGGACTGCTCCTGCGATTCTCCCATGCCGACAGACTGCCGGAGGAAAACCGCTACCAAAGATTCGAACCCTACGACAAGGACGGTTCAAAAAGTTTGATCAAAGGCTACAACGGCGCCGAAGCAGACACCAGATGGGACGTCGCATTCATAAGCACACCAAGCCCAATGAATAAAGACGGCTCCTGCGACACCAGCATGGTAGAACAGGCAATCGAGCGATGGCACGAACACGTCGATCTGTTCATCATCAGAAGCACCGTAACACCAGGAACCACCGACCGCCTCGCAGAAAAGTACAACACCAAAGTAGTGATGCAACCGGAATACGTCGGAGAGACGCTAGGACACCCACTCGTGGAACCCCAGCGCGATCCCTTCATCATCCTAGGAGGCAAGCCGGAAGCGGTACGCAAAGCAGCCGAATGCTGGTCCAAAGTCCTCCACGCCAACTGCCGGATAAGACAGATGGACAGCCTGACCGCCGAATACTGCAAGTACATGGAAAACTGCTTCCTCGCAACCAAAGTAATGTTCGTCAACGACTGGGCAAGACTATGCCGAGCAACCGGAGTCGACTACCTAACCCTAAGAGAAGCATGGCTGGACGACCCACGGATAGGCAGAAGCCACACGCTGGCATACGAAGACAACCCAGGCTTCAGTGGCAAGTGTCTCCCCAAAGACCTAAACGCCATAGCGGTATACGCGCGAGAAGCCGGACAACCGCTGGAGCTGGTAGAGTTCCTCCTCGAAATGAACGCCCGAATGAGAAAAGACGTTAAAAACACCATTCCCCTCCTACCGGAGGACAAGGCATGGTAGAGATCCCGATCCCGAAATGGATCACGAGACTAGTCTGGTTTCTGCAAGGCAAATGCGGAGACTGCGGCGGAGAGATGGAAGGACACATCAACGGCAAGTGGTACTGCGACGACTGCGGTAAAAAGGAATGACCACTCCCCCACTCCACTCCTCCGCACCACGTTTTGAGGTTTCTCAGGCGTGAGAGAGGAGTAAGCGGTCGAGAGGGGAGGGGAGGGGATAGAACAGGAAATATGCGGTAAAACTTATGAAACTAACAGAATACAACTTCAAAAAAGAGTTTCCAGACGAAGCTGAGAGATTAAAAATCTATCAGCAAAATCTCATCATAGACGGAGACTACAAACGCGTCGTGCCGATAAAAATGCTCTTCAACTGGGAAGATAACCCGAAGACCAGCACCCCCGAGGACATGGCACGCCTCGAAAAAATGATAAGGAAGCTCGGACAATTCAAAGGACTGATAGCAGAAGAAAACGGTCAGATCCTAGGAGGAAACCACCGGCGAGCAAAGTACGAAGCCATGGGATTTGAGTACACCAGCGTCGAGATAGTCTACCCAAAGGACGAAGACCAACGCATGGAATACGCGCTGGCAGACAACGACCACATCGCAGAGTACGACCAGCAAGCCTTGGCAGAGAAACTAAAGCTCCTGCAAAACGTCGACCTCGACCTATTCAAAGTAAACCTAGCCCCCCTAAGCAAGCTATCGTCTCTACTGGACAAGTTCGCCGAACCACCACCCGAAGACGAAGTACCGGACCTGCCAACCGTCGCAACCAGCAAGCTAGGAGAGCTATACCAGCTAGGACGCCACCGGCTAATCTGCGGAGACGCAACAAACCCCAAACACTACGAAGCACTCATGGACGGCAAGACCGCCCGAATGGTATTCACCGACCCACCCTACAACATCGACTACCAAGGACAGCCAGGACAAAAGCGAGACGGCATCCTCAACGACAAAATGACCGCCCAAGCATTCCGGCAATTCCTAACAGACAGCCTAAGCGAAATGATGAAGGTAACGACCGGAGCATTCTACGTCTGCATGAGTCCGGCAGAGCTGTACAACCTACACCCAGCATTCGTGGACGCCGGCGGACACTACCAAAGCTACATAATCTGGGTCAAAAACACCTTCAACATAAGCGGAGCCGACTGGCAAAATATGTACGAACCAATCCTCTACGGCTGGAACGCCAAAGGAGACAAGTACCACGCCGGATACCGCGACGAACCAAACGTCTGGACAAATCTCGAATCAGTAAAGCCAAAGTTCGAAGACGGCTACACAATACTAAACCTCGGACTCTTCACCCTAAAAATCAAAGGACAGATCGAAGGCGAAGTGCAAAGGAAGCGAGACACCGTGGACATCTGGGAAGTCAACAAACCGCAAAAGAATGACCAGCACCCGACCATGAAGCCGGTAAAACTTGTAAGCAAGGCGCTACGGGCATCCAGCGAGCGAGGAGACACCATTCTAGATCCCTTCGGAGGGTCCGGATCAACACTGATAGCAGCCGAGCAAACAAGCCGGTCCTGCAACATGATGGAACTCGACCCAAGATACGTCGATGTGATAATAAAGCGATGGGAAACCCTAACAGGCGAAACAGCACGCAAGCTCTCCACAGTGTAAAAAAGGGATAGCAATATCCCACTAAAACTGATATAAAATACATAATGAGTAAAGCACTGCTCGATAGCAAAATATCCATAAGCGAGAAGGTAGCCGAACTACCCATAGGAGGGCAGCTCCTCTACACATGGATGCTACCCCACGCGGACAATCTAGGATTCATTCAAGGAAGCCCCAAGACGATCAAAGCAAAAGTAGTTCCAATGCTCGAAGTGACCGAAGCCCAAGTCGACGAATGGGTCACGCAAATGATACGTAACGGACTGGTACGCGACGTAACGTGGCGTAACAAATCGTACTATCTAATCACCGACCACTACAAAAACCAAACGAGACGCAAAGACATCAATCCCCAAACCATAATAGAATTTGATTACAAAGGAAGCCCAAGAGAGAACTGGGATCAAGCCGAGGAGATACTAAAAACCATGCTGGAAAACAACGCCCCGTCCCAATCCGTAACGTCACGTAACGTCACGTCACAATCCGAGGAGGAAGTTAAGTTAAGTAAAGCTAAGTTATTAAATAACAGCAGAGCTGTCGTAAAAAAAAAGACTCAAAACGAGGAGGACCAACCACCTCGATCGGAAACCTCCTAAGCACGTACCAGATCCCCAAGCCCACTAAAGGGAACGTAACCCACCAATGGCAAGACGAAGCAGCAAGAATGTGGAAAACTCTGGGGATAAGTGGAAAACCCACCGGCAAGTGGTTCCGGATCTTCAAACTATACCCAAGCCTCTGCCAGCGAGCATACAGCAACATAGCCGACGCCGGAGCCAAGAAGGACCCAGAAAAATACTTCTACTGGCTCGTAGGACACTACCGGAAGCAAAAATGATATGATGGGAATAGGACACCAATCCGAACTAAAAGGAACTATGGAGCAAAAAACACCTGACAAACAACCGGAAATCGTCTTCCCGAAACTCAACGGCAAAAAGCAAATGGCATTCGAGCTGAAGTTCGACGGAGAGACCTACCAGAACATAAGCCAGAAGACCGGCTACAGCGAGTCGTGGATCAAAAAATGCTTCGCCAGAGAAGGCAAGTGGTACGAACACTACGAATACTGGGAAGCCGGACGAATAGCCGACATCGAGAAGGAAGGCAGAGCAAGGATCAAAAAAAGAATCGCTGAAGCCCTAACTGTGCAGGAGACCATGCTAACCCTCATCCGGACCAATCCCAAAGAAGCAGCCCGAGCAGCCCGAGACCTACTGGACAGAGCAGGACTCAAGGCGCCGGAGAAAATCGAAGTAAGCGATCCGGAGGACCACGCGGAGCGAATCACCGAATGGTTCGAAAACCGGAAGCAAAACAACGATAATAAAGATGAATGACAATCCAAGATGTACTAGACCAGCGCGACTACTTCGTAGAAAACGAGCTAGGAATTGAGTTCTACGAATACCAGACCGAAATAAGCGACGCCATCATCGAAACCCTGCTGGAGCAGACCGGAGAGGAGATCCCGATCGAAATCTCACGGCAAGCAGGGAAGACAGAGGCAATCGTGTGTACGGTCGCATTTCTGATGACCTTCGCCAAAAGCCTGACCAAACGCTTCTGGGGATATGAAGCACCGATACGCATAATCATATTCAGTCCGCAAAAAGAGCAAGCCAAAACCGACTTCGACCGCCTGAAAGCATACCTCGGCAAGCTGAAGCACAAAGGCTGGGGAAACATCGTCGACGCCCAGGAATCAAACCAAACAACCCTCCAGATAACCAACGGCTCCTTCTGCTACATCTTCCCACTGACCCCAACCAGCAATCCGGAGTCCAAATCAGCAGACCTCATAATCTACGAGGAAGCGCACAAGATCATCGACGCCCAAAAGAAAAACAAAGCCGAGCCAATGGGAGCCTCAACCAACGCACCACAGATAAGCGTCGGCGTGGCATGGTATCAAAAAAACTACTTCAAAAACCTGATAGACGCCAAACCCAAACATCCCAGCTACCCAGCAGAGCGAGTGATCGAGATCCGCCGGCAGAAGTTCGAACAGGACGGCAACCCAAGACATCTCCTGTACGAGAGGCACTACAACAAAAAACTAGCAGACGTCGGACCCGAGGACGTAGCCCTGCAAACCCAGTACCAACTAAAGTGGAAGCTGGAAGCCGGACAATTCATGAGCGCCCAGGACTGGGAGGACATGACCAAACCATACCTCTATCTGGACGGAGAAAACAAAAAACAATACTGGACACCGCAACTACTAGACGAAGACCGCGAGAGCGAATGCTACGCCGGAGTAGACACCGCCAAACACCCAGACTCAACCGTCGTGACAATAGTGCGCTGGAATGAGAAGACCCAATGGAAGGAACTGGTCGCCCTGCTGGAACTACACGGAACCAACTACAGCGAGCAATTCACCATCATGTCCGGATACGACACAGTGGAAGGCAAGAAGACCGGCAAAGGAATGTTCGACTACTTCAAGGTAGTAGGGATAGGAATAGACTCCACCGGACAAGGCAGTTTCATGCCCGACTTCTTCAAGACGCACACCAAATACAAGGACGAGCGAAGCGGACTCTTCGAGGTAAAGTTCAGCCTACCAGGAAAAGACATGATATACACAAACCTCATGCAAACGGTCACAAACAGATTGACTGCCATTCCGCAAACTGATACGCTAGAATTAAAGAAGATGCGCCAACAACTTCTGGACTTGCAGAAGGAATACAAAGGTCAATTCCTAAGCTGTCACCATCCAGAAGACGAGTCGGGACAGTCCTATCACGATGACTACCCAGACAGCTGGGCATTAGCAGAACACGCATTCGCCCTCAAACAGCGAATAGCCAAACCAAAAATAAGAGCAATATGAGCAACCAAGCCAAAAAGACAAACCCACTAATAAGGCGACTAGGCAGCGCACTAGGACTCGTGACCCAAGAAGACATCGTCGAAGCAGTAAAGGCAGCAGGAGTATCAAGCCAAGGAAGACCGGATCAGCGATCAAGCATGGTCATCGGACAAGCAATCCCACCGGACATGAAATCGGAAGACTACCTGAAAGCATACACCGGCTGGGTATACAGCGCGGTAAGCGTACTAGCACAAGAGACGGCAGACATCGAACTAAAGCTGATGAGACGCAAAGCCCAAAGCGAGTTCGAGGAAGTAGACAGCCACCCAGTCCTCGACCTGCTATACAAGGTAAACCCACTCTACACCAGCTACCTCCTCTGGGAAGCAACCGAAGCACACCTCGATCTCGTCGGAGAATCATTCTGGTGGCTCGGCGGACCCGTGAACCGACCAAAGGAAATCTGGGTACTGCGCCCAGACTGGGTAAGCATCAAAGACACCAAAGGCAAGCTGATATCAAACTACGAATACGGACCACCAGGCGACAAAAAAGAAAAGATCCCATTCGAGCAGATAATTCACTTCAAAGACTTCAACCCACGAAACAGCTTCCGAGGATACGGTCCAGTCAAAGCCGGAGCAAAGCAGATAGACGAAAACAACTTCCAGCAAGACTACAGCCGAAACTTCTTCTACAACTCCGCCCTCCCAGCCGGCGGACTGCAAACCGATCAGAACCTAGAGGAAGACCAATACGAGCGAATCCGCGACGACTGGGAAGCAACCCACCGAGGAAGCAAAAAAGCATGGAAGATAGCAATTCTCGAAGCCGGACTCAAGTGGCAAGACATCGGACTCAACCAAAAGGAAATGGACTTCATCGAAGGACGACGCCTGACCCGAGACGAGGTACTGGCAATCTTCCGCGTGCCAAAACCCCTGCTGACATTCGACGACGTCAACCGCGCAGCCGCCAAAGAAGCCAGAGCAATCCTGCTGGAGAACGTCATCCGCCACAAGATGCAGAGGATAACCGCCTTCCTAAACGAGTTCCTCCTACCCCGATACGGAGACGACACCCTATTCTTCGACTTCAAAGACCCAGTACCAAACGACCAAGCACAAGCGATCCAATACTACAACTCCGGACTCCAACACGGCTGGCTAACCAGAAACGAAGTCCGCGAAATGGAAGACCTCCAACCAATCGAAGGCGGAGACAAACTCCTCGTGCCGTTCAGCCTCCAAGACATCGGCGCCCAGCAAACACCGGAAGACAAAGAGGAGCAAAAGAAGCGCAACATGAAACGATTCAACGTCCGAACCGCACCATACCCCTACTTCAAAGCACGAATGGCAGAGATAAGCGACGGACTGGTCAAAACCTGCGAAACGCTCCTGCACCGAATGATCAGCAAAGAGGGTAAAGTTATCCACAAGTTATCCACTCATGTGGACAACCGAGACATTGAGGAAGGAGAAATCGTCACCGACGAAGCCCGAATCAACCACAGCAAAGCGGTAATCAGCCGAACAGATCCACGCGAGGCAAAGTACAAACACCTCCTAACCGAGTTATTCGAAACCCAAAAGCAAAAGGTAAACGACCTCGTGGACCAAGGACTGACCAAAGCCATGGCAACCAAAGGAAGTGACAAGCCGGAACGCATCAAATCAACCATCAGCGAGATAGAAGCCCAGGTAATAAAAGACACCGACGTCTTCGCCCAAGTCCTGATGGACTTCGTCCGGACCGTGATCGAAGCAGAAGGCATCCAGCAGATCCAGAGCATCGTCGACCAAGGGATCTTCTACATGCAAACACCGGAAATCCAAAAGTACCTCAAAAAAGAAGGAGTGAAATTCCTAATAAGCATAAACGAGGAGACAGCCGAGCAACTGCGCGACACCCTCAGCGACGCGATCCGAGAACAGGAATCAATAAACCAGATCAAAGAGCGCGTAGGCAAAGTGTACGAAGACGCAACCGGATACCGAGCAGAGCGAATAGCCCGAAGCGAAGTCCTGCGAGCGACAAACTTCTCAACCCTCCAAGCCTACAAACAAAGCAAGGTCGTCGAAAAGAAGGAATGGCTAACCGCCCACGACGAGCGAACCTGCCCATGGTGTAAACCACAGGACGGCAAGCAAATCGAACTCAACAAAGACTTCTTCAAAGAAGGAGACGTGGTAACCGGCAAGAACGCCAAAGGCAAAGACGTATACCTCAACATAAGCCTCGGCAACGTAGGATTCCCACCCCTGCACCCGAACTGCCGATGCACGCTAATCCCAATCATAACGGAGGAGGAGAAGTCCCTTGACAAAAAAGCCTTGTTGACGAAACTGACACATGCTACACTAAAAGAACTAGAAGGGTCCCTGAAAAGCAATTGACATTCTGAAAAAATAACTGATAAAGTAGAACTATGGCAAAACTAAAATACATCCGAGCATTCGCCGACGTTAAAGCCTTATCCAAAAAAGACAAAGAGGAAGGAGTCCTCAGAGGCGTCATCGGAAGCGACGAAACAGTCGACCGCTACGGAGAGATCATCGACAGCCAATCATGGCAGCTCGAACACTACCAGAAAAACCCAGTCCTCCTCTGGGCGCACAACCTAACCTTCGGAGAAGACAGACCACCAATCGGCAAATCGATCAGAACATGGGTCGAAAACAAGCAACTCAAGTTCGACCTCAAATACGACCTAGCCGATCCCTTCGCAGCCGACATCTACCGCAAATACCTCGAAGGATTCCTGACAATGTTTTCAGTGGGATTCATCCCCCACCGCGTGGAGAGAGTCGACGACGAAAGCCAGCCAAAACTACGAGCCATCCTCAAAGACAACGAGCTTCTGGAACTCTCAGCAGTACCAGTCCCAGCCAACCCGAACGCCGGAGCGCAACTGGCAATGAGAAGCTTCAAAACCAAAACGTGGGATAAAATGGTCAAAGAGGCAGAGGACGACGATCACGAGGAACCAGTAGAGGAACCAACAACCACCGATCCAGAACCAACCGAAACACCAGATCCAACACCGGCTCCAACAGAGACACCGGAAGCAACCGACGATCAAACCGAAAAGATCGCCGACCGCGTAATCGAAAAGATTGCGCCCCAACTCACTAAGACAATAACCGACGTCGTTAGCACCGCCCAAAAAGCGGTAAGTGAAGACGGAGGAGGGTCCGGCAACGACCCTAAAACACCACAGCAAGGTGGTGGGAATCAGAAGCTGGCTCGCGTCATGCGCGAGACCACAAAGATGCTCCAAGGAGCTTTGGCTGAATACAACCGAAGCCTCCGTAAGTAATCGCCCCACGCTTGACTCAAGCCAAATAAGCACGTCACCCGACGCAAGCTGATGCGCCAGCCTCTATTTGGTGGGTAAAGAAAGGAGGAAAAAAATATGACAATCAGAGAAAAACTGTTAGTAAAGCTCGCTCAAAACCCCGACTACGTCGGAGAGAACGAGACCGAAAAAGCTCTTGTAAAAGAGTTAAAAGCGGAACTCAAAGCGAACACCTCGGAAGACCCTAAGCCGGAAGGCGAAGGCGACGAAGTCAAAGCCGCAGCCAAGGAATTGGCAGCCGGTCTCATGGATATGGTGAAAACCATGGTCGATGAGAAAAAGGAAGTCAAAGATCGAAAGAACGCTGACGACCCCCAAGGCGATGACGAGGACGTTTCCAAAATGTCCAAAGAGGAACGATTCGCCGGATTCGTGAGAGCGCTGTACAACAAGGACATGGCTCGTGTGAAAGCATTAGCCGAAGGCGAAGACGCTGACGGCGGACATCTCGTCCCCGACGGCTTCCGAGCATCCCTTATTGAACACATTCTCCAAACCCAGAGCATCCGCCAGTTTGCAACCGTGATCCCAATGACAGGGAAACTCCTAGAGATTCCTAAGTTAACCAGCGACGTAAAAGTCTACTGGGGAACTGAAAACACTGCCATCGCGACCACAACCGCAGACTTCGGTAACCTCTTACTGACACCGTTCAGACTCAACGCGATCATCTACAGTTCGAGAGAATTGTTCGATGACAGCGCAATCTCGATCTTCGAGGTCTTGCGCCGACGCTTCACCGCACGCGTGGCAGATGAAGAAACAAAGGTCTTCTTGACAGGAAATGGGTCAACCCAGCCTAAAGGAATCAACCAGGAAACATTCCGATCGATCAGTGCTGCAAATGCACTCTCACCGGATCACCTGACCAGAGCCTACTACAAGCTACCTGAAGGCTACAGAAATGCAGCCCGATGGCTGATCAACAGTAGGGTAATGGAACATCTGGAGAACGCAAAGGACGACAACGGACAGTACCTTTACCCATCCCTACAAGGAGAAGTGAAGACACTCAAGGGACGCCCTGTTCTCGTAACAGACTACCAGCCATCCAGTTCAATCATCTTCGGAGACTTGAGCTACTACTACATCGGCGATCGCCAACAGGTATCCATGGACATGACCACCGAAGCCGGAGGCACATGGGAGAAATACCAAGTCGGTATGCGTGTAGTTGAACGGGTCGACGGAGAAGTCGCACTCACTGAGGCATTCGTGGAAATCACGAACACCAACATCAGCTAAAAACTGATGGAGGAACCTCGCTAGAAGACCGCTGGTTGCCGGCGGTCTTTTTGGTGTAAGATGATAAGAGACGACTGGAAAAATTATCAAAAATCAGTCACAATGAAACTATGGCAGCACTCGACAAAGCACTAACAACCCTCGCCCGAGCGAAAAGCTTTCTGGAGATAAGCGGAACCAGCAAAGACCTCGTCCTAACCATGCTCATCAAAGGAGCCAGTGAGTACATCGAGCGAACCTACTGCCGCCGAACCTTCGGCAGAACCACCTACACCAACCAAGTCGTAAACGGCAAAGACAGCAAACGCCTCTGGCTCAAAAACAAGCCAATCATCGGAGACGTAACTCTGCAAGTCCGGACCACACCAAACAACACCGACGACTGGCAAACCATCGAAGCCCAAAACTTCTTCGTAAACCGAGACGCCGGAAACCTCGAACTCTTGAGACACAACGACGCATGGTCAGGACTAGGAGGAACATTCAAAGAAGGAGTGCAAAACTACCGAGTAACCTACACCGCCGGCTACTACCTACCCAAAGACAGCGAGTTCGAAGACGGAACCGACGACGAATATGATCTCCCAGCAGACCTCGAGCTGGCAGTCCTCGATCTGGTATCAGCCGTCTACAACGTGAGACAAAGCGGAGGAATAAAGAGTCAGGAAGTAGGCGACGTCAGCATCACCTACGGAAACGAACTAGAGAAGCACCCAACAATTAAGAAAACGCTGGACAAATACCGAACCGTCCAATATGCCTAAAAACTATGCTACAGCAATTCAAGATAACACCAGTCGCGATCATGAGACTGGCAACAGTAAGCGGTAACCGGAAAGCGCTGGCAACAACGCAGACCGCCCTGTGCCAACATCAAAACATCGACACGAGACAGCAACACGTCTCGGAAGGAATCGCCAGCAAAACCTACAGCGAATGGTTCGATCCCGACATGGACATCCAAGAAGGCGACGTCATCCGAAATAAAACAAACAACCAAACGTACAAGGTAATCGGAGTAGAGCGCAAAGGACAAGGACTCGGACTGATAGCCGAACACCTCGAAGTAATTCTGGTCAAGTACAATTTCTAATATGGCAGACATAAGAATAACAATCCAAGGCATAGACAAAGTGCGAGCAGCCTTCGCAAAGTTCCCCGACACAATAGGACCACACCTGCGAGACGCCAGCATGAAGTCCGCATTCCTGATAGAAGGAGCAGCCAAAAAGCTATCGCCGGTCGACACCGGACGCATGAGAGCATCAATAGCAACCAGTCTGGGAATAAGAGACCGAGGCATAACCGCAATAGTGCAAACCAACGTCCACTACGCAATCCACGTCCACGAAGGAACCAAGCGAATGAAAAAACGACCATTCATGAAGCAGGGAGCCGAAAGCGTGTCGGGCAGAATAGGATCAATCTACGAAAGTGAAATGAACAAAGCTATGCAAAAGGTCGCAAATCTGGCAAAATAAAACTATGACCACATTCAAAACACTGCGAAACAACCTGAAGGAGCTGATCGAATCCCTCGACGGCATCCAAGAAGTCCACAAGCGACCAACCTTCAAGTTTAAAGGATTCCCAGCCGCATTCGTGGTCCCAAGCGGAAACGAAGCAGACTTCCTAACCACCAACGAGAACCAGAGAATCTACGTCCTAAAAGTCTGGCTCTTCACCGAATACGATCAAACCACAGCCGATACCGCATACGACGAACTCATGGACCAAACCGAAAACATCCTCAACAAAATAGACGAGCAAGAAAACCCCGAAAGCACACGGACAATGGCAAACAACCTCGACGATCCGTTCACCTTAGTAGCAGTAATGGCAACACCAGGACAAATGGTACCGGACGAGGAGGAGAAGCTCCTAGCAGCCGAACTGACAGTAAGATGCAAAATAACTGTTGATTTAACCCAGCTAACTTGATACGCTGGATATGACGCAAAACCACTTGACACACCATTAGAGTCAAGACTAAGATAAAACTATGAGCAAATACATCGGTCGAAAAGTCGAAGCCGCAATCGGAATAGAAGCCACCAGAGGGACCGGCGTCCTTCCCAACTATGCGCTAGGCAAAATCGACTTCTCCCTATTCGACAAAACAGACGACGTCCGCGACCAAAGCTCAATCGGACGCATCGAAGACTCCAACGACAAATTCGTAATCGAAAAGTACAGCCAAGGAGCCATGGGAGGAATCCTCGGCGCCAACTCAGCCCTCTACCTTCTGGTAATGGCACTCGGATCAGCACCAAGCACCGGCGGAGTAACAGACAGCAAATACACCCACACGATCGCCCTTGCCAACACCAACCAACACAAGAGCGCATCCCTCCACATCAAAGACGTAAACCAGCAACTCATCCACAAGCTAGTGATGCTAAACGAGCTGGAACTAAGCGTCAAAATGGACGAAGCCGTCACATGGACAGCAGAATTCATCGCCAAAGTAGGCAGGACAAGCGGAGCAACCTTCCCCAGCTACGCCGAAGACTACAAGTTCACCAAACGCAAAACCAAAATCTACCTCGCAACCGACGTCTCCGGACTTGACGCCGCAACCAGACTCCCAATCAAAGAACTGACGATCAAGTTCACCAAGAATCTGGTCCGAGACAGTGTGATAGGAACCGCAGAGCCGGAAGACATCCAAAACCAACAACTCGCAGTAGAAGGAGAGATCAAACTCAACTACAACGACCAAACCTACAAAGACCTCATGCTAAACGGAACCTACAAAGCGCTCAGAATCGCCATGGAATCCGAGAAGCTGATCGGAGTAAGCGCCTACGGAAGCCTCGAGATCGACCTGAGCAAAGTAGACTTCTTCCAATGGGAGCCAGACAATCCAAACGACGAAATCGTATCAAACACAATTCAGTTCAAAGGCAACTACGACCTCTCAAACGGCTTAATCAACAACGTCGAAGTCGGAAACGCCCTCGCGACAACCTAAAAATATGTCAACATTCGTAGTAAAAAAGAAAATCGAACTAGCATTCCTTGGCGAAGGATGGGAGGAAGCATACATAACCTTCAGCCCCTTCAGCTTTGCCGATAACGAGCAACTCCTCAAACTCCGAAGCAACGTAAACGTCGACAACCCAGAAGCCACTCCACAAGAAGGAGCAGAGAAGGCATCCAAAAACATGATCTC